AAAATCGTCCATTTCGACTAATTCCGTCGCCCCTTGTATCTTCTCAATCAAGTCATACAAGCGGTCTTTTATTTGCCATTTTTCGCTATCGGTCATCATTTACCCCTTATGGTTAAAACACATTATTAACGCCCCTTTCACCGTTCCCCCTCTTTGACAAAGAGGGGGTTAGGGGGAGATTTAAAGAGCGTTTAAATGGGCTTTAGGCCTCCTGCTCAAACGGTTTAATCACAAAATCTTCCACACCTTGCTTAATCGTCACGCCAGCAATCCCTTTGGCAACTTCAGGCTCAAGTAGTAGAGCTTCTTTGTTGATCTCGTTTTTGGTACGAATAAAGCGGTCAAAGCCCATACGCTGCATAAACTCAAGCACCGCATCTGCTCCACGAATTGCCACCGACGGCGGTCGTTGTCGCCATTGCACTTCGCCTGTCACAAAGTTAGCGGTTTTACTCTTGCCGTTTTCCGTCAATTCATCACGGTGTGCTTCGCAGTATTCCTGCACCGCTTGCTGTAACGGCTCAATCTCTGCCTGTAAACGTTTCAACTCAGGGGCGTAACGCTCACTGGTTTCGCCGATAATATCGTTCATCTCCGTCGTTAAACGGGTATGCTCACGGCTTAAATCCCCGATCTCTTTAATTGCACTTTGCACTTGCTCTTCCGTGGTAAAACGCAGTTTTGCTGGTTGTTTTACTCGGGTTTTCGTTGGTTGTTTTGCCATTTTCTTAACTCCTAAACTTTCGCTTCCCACCACACTCTAATCCCTTCGATCATCGTGTAGTAACCTTTCCATCTACCTAAATCTTCGCGATGCCCTTGGGCATACCAGTTTGCTTTTCTTGACTCAATTAACGCTCTTGCCACCCCCTCATTACCTGCAATATCCACCTTGATTCGTGGTTTAATCTTCGTAAAATCAATCATCAACACCGTAAAACCTAACGCATTGATATGCCCAATCGCCTTTTGTGTTTGGCGTAAATACTTCACCGCCATCTGATTTGCTCTATTAATTGTGTGTGCCATCTCACACCACCTTTTCTTTTCCCAACTTCACAACGATCACCCGTTGCCCTTTATTTCTTCGGTGATAGCTCGGCGTTGACCACTTTCGCACCGTTTTTGCTGTCACCCCTAACTTGATTGCTAACTCTTCGGCTGTACCGTCAGCCACATTCTCTTCGCCACGATACGCCGCATAGATCTGACGGTATCTCATTTGCCACCTAACCAATCAACATCTTGGTATACTCTTTAATCAACCGTTCATCAATTTGACATTCATTGATATGACTTAAACGCACCACACCACGAATCAACTTGTTCAAACGTCTCGCATTACCTTGACTATGTTTAAAAAATAACTCGTTATATTCCCCTGTGTTCAATGCTCTTTCTGTCAATAAATGCAAATCCTTTTCAGGTAACGCATTACCAAGGGAACTCGTTCGCCAAATGCGGTTATACACTTGAGCTAAATCGTTATGCCTGCCTTTTAAGTTAATTAACAAACGCTCAGTCCCAACCAATGCAACACCCACTTTAGTTGCATCGTGGATACGGCGAATAAACTCCAACGAGCGAGTAGGTAAATTCTCCGCCTCATCAATGATAATGACCCGTTCACTACCCTTTAACCTTGCCACAATCCCATCAAACAGCTGATCAAGCGTACCTCGGTTGTTTAAATTCAGTTTTTCACTGATTTTCTGCAACAGCACTTTTGCGGTGTAGCTCATATTGGTCTCAATTAAAATTACCCCTGTATTCTCTTTCGCATACTGCAACACCGCTTGCGTTTTACCCAAACCTGATGCGCCATACACTGCACACATATCACCTTCAATGTGAGCCTCTTGAATAGTTGCCATAATCTGACGAGCAGTAAAAGTCGGCACAAACTCTGCACTCACCTTATACTCAAGCACCTTGTCTTTTTGGCGAGCCAAAAACTGCTCCACCTTAATATTCAACTCTTCAACATTGCCGTCATACTCACCCCTCAAATACAAACTCACCGTAGCAATCGACACGCCTAATTTATTTGCAACCTCTTTTTGCCCAATTTTGGTGCGTTCCATATAATCTTTTAATAGTTGGTTTTCCATCGCTTATTTCCTATAATCAAAGTCTCTTTTTTCATCAACAGGCTTCGTTATGCTTAAAACTCCACCTGACCTTAATAAACTCACTAAATCAGAGCTACATTCACTCCTCGTTTTGCTAACTGGGATACAAGGTATTCAGTCTGAGCTTGTTCACTCTCTATTTCGCCAATTAGCAACCCTATCACCAGAGATTGCAGAGCAAGCCCTAAGTGATTTTTCAAATGTTGTTGATATGCAACTGGATCTACTTGAGGCGGAAGGTGTGGATTCGCAAACGCTTGATACACTTTCTCAAGTAGCGGACGATCTGTATTTGCCTTTAATGGAGCAAGTTTGCGAACTTCAAGAAAAAGCTCAAAAGTCACTCCATTAAACTCAACTAAACAGGTCGCCTTATTATTTAAAGGTGCATTTAACTCCGCACGTCTTGCCTCACGCACCTTTTTACGCTCAACGTTTAACTGTTCTTCACGTTGAAACTGTTTTAATAATTCACTTTTCTTCATTATTTCCCCTTAGCCTACGGCTTCAATTAATGCTTGTTTCTTCTCCCACTCCTCCCTCTCTACCACACTGGTAAAAATAGGACGAACAGACACTTTTTCTCGTTTTGGTTGATAACTTGTGGTTATTAACTCGCTTTGCTGGTGTTCAATCGTAATAACAGGATTACGCTCTGCCATAATTTCTGCCACTTGTTGCTCTTTCCGTTTAAGTCTGCCTTTTGCTCGCTCCTCACGCTTCTGCTCAACAAAGGACTGCGGAAACGCATCTTGTTTATGTCCTTCAAACTCGGCATTGCAGATAAACCGTCCGTCTTTGGTTCGCACCTGTACCCACATCGGATCGTGAATATCCACCCCGATAACAACTTCTTCCCCTTGGTAATCCAACAAATTCAAGCTGAAATACTTATGATTGTTCCACTCAATCAAGCCTCTATTCGTTGTGCGGATAAATTCAGGACGTTGAATATCCCTTAATTCCACATCGCTCAACCACACCACTTTTTCAATGTCGGTCACTCGTTGGTATTTCACCGCTGGCGTACAGCGAATTTCACTGTGAACGTGTTCATTGTTGTACCAATCAATCACTTCTTGAATAACTGCCTTCAACTCTTCCCAGCTTGGCAACTCTCTGCGAGCTTTCTTCTGTAAAGCGGTCAGTTCCTTGCCATTTTTTGCATTCGCATACGCCAACTGTCTAGCCAACATCTTACGAGTGGCTTCAGGATCGGCATTTTTGCCGTAGTAAGTTTCAAATCGCTCGGCAATTCGTAAACCCACCGTCTTATTTAACCGCTCAATAATCCCACGCCCTTGCGGATTACCTGCAATCCCTGTTGCGTGGTGGATAGAGAAACGTGGTAAAATCCCTGTGACTTCTGCATCAAGTATTTTATTTTTCTCACCGCCACCGTTATCGGAGTAATAAATCGCTGGCACACCGTGTGTCGCAATACCGTGTCGTAACGCATCTAGCACCGCAAAAGCGTTTTCACTCAACGACAGCGACCAACCCACGATTTTTCGACTTGCCCCATCAACAATCATTGTCAACTCAGGGGTAAACGGTCTGCCGTGTACAGGGTGGGCAACTTTTAATTTCAGCGAGTGACCATCACCAATCCAAATATCATTTGCCACAAATGGCGACCAATCACGCATCACATAAGGCAATAACTGCTTATATTTCGAGCCACTTAAGCGACCTTTCTCTAAGATATGGATCGGCAACTTCGCCATTGCTCGTCTTACTTTGCTGATATTAGGCATTGCCTCTAACATCATCGGATTGTCGGCATACCGTTCAACCCACTCCGCCTCAAAGTAACGGTAACTTTCTTGCACGCTTAACGCATTCTTCTGACGGTAAATCCCCAACAACCAAGAAAGCCACCAAATTTCTTCTGCCTTAACTTCTTGCCTTACGAGTGGGGCAAAAAGTTTTAACCGTTGCTCAACACTTGTCGCCTTGCAGTAATCCACCACCCAGCCATTTAATGTACGAACGCTTACTGTCCGTTTTTTCGATTTTTTAGCGTTAGCCGTTTCAACCAACACCGCAAGATGCGGAGGCAATCTGCCACTTTTTGCAAGTTCGCAAACATAAGTGACCGCTTTAATTCGGCTCATTGATTGCTCCAAATCCAACACATACTGGATCAGCCCTATGCGAGCATCAGCAATCTCACGCTGTTTGGTTGTCAAGTTCGCCAAATCCACTTCGGCTTTCACCGCAGGTAATTTTTTCGGCTTACTTTCCACCACCGCCACCGCAAAACGTGAGCGGATTTCGGTTTGGACGGCTTCGGGCATTGAGATAAGTTCGTACTCTAAGCCACCGCCACGCCCTTGACGTTTTTGTGATTTCCAATTTTCTCGTTTAGCTTTTTCAAAAATCCTTCTACTACTGCTTGGCAAACACTTAAGATTTAATTCAGCCAATTCATTTGCGTTATAAAATTTTTGCAATGCTCCCATACCAACCTCGCTAAATCATTTGAGAAAATTGATTTTTTAAGTGAGCAATCTGATTACTCCTAAACACTTGTTTTTGTTCTTTTTTTGCATAATGTGGAAACACTTTTTCTAATGGCTCATCAATAGCAATAGCAATAGCTTTCGCAATTCTTTGGCTGCTTTTACCTTGTTTAATTGCACTTGAAACAGCTTGAGAACTTACACCCAGAGCTTCAGCAATCATCGAGGCATTTAAGTTTTTTCTTTTTAATGCTTGATAAATTTCTTTTTGGTTCAT